GCTGCAAAATTGATGTCCAGTTAGCACGCTTTGTCAACCATTTAGCATTAGGTTGATACCTTTCAACTAATGAATTTTGCAAATCAATTAATCCATTAGAAGTAAATGCTCCAGCAGAACCAGAGGCAACCTGTTCAACTTTTCCTCTCTCATAAGTTCCATTAGTCGTCCATGCACTATATCCGCCCATGCCTTTTGGTTTCCCAGAACCATTACCAGTTACAAATGCAGTATTTTCTGCAATAGTCAAATCTCTGATAATTTTCTGCGTCGCCCAAGCCTCTATATCAAACCCTGCATCTTCTATCATTGTTTGCGTCAAATAAGGCATTGCATATTGTTCATGTGCATAAATTTCTAATTTTCCAATATTAGCAGTCGCAGTTTCACTTCTTGTACCAGTTTCGCTAACCCAACCACCAGAAGTCATTTGATTATCGTCTATGACCATTTCAATACTACCTGCGGACGTATTTATAACAGTCGCAACACTTCTAATAGGCGAAGTCTCAAATATTCTTGTGATTATTTTAGATGATATTTCAGGTCTTAACCAATATCCACCTTGCGGATTAACTCCTGCTATCAAGGCTTTACGTTGATATTCTTTCTGTTCATCAGTTAATCCCACAAAAGCCTTATCAACAAATCCAGTTGCCACTGATTCAATAACATCCTGCGAAATAGGCTCTTTGCTTCTGAAATAGCGAACATACTCATTATGAGCTTTTTTATTTAATTCACTATCCTCACCTTTTCCGTCATTTAAACGATAAAGGCTTTTTTCCATTTGCTGCCTCGCCTCTTCTTCGGCAGCTAATTTCTGCTGCAATTTTTGAATTTCCTCTAAAGCCTTTGCTGATTCATCAGCATAATGTTTTGCAGCTTCATCATATTTCTTTTCATTTTCCCTACTTTTCGCTTCTAATTCATCAAATCTTTTCTGCGCTTTCGTTGTATTTTCCAACACTTTGTCTAATTTTTCATTAAAATCTTTAGTTTCATCTGCCATTGTTATTCACCTCTCCTTTTAAATTTTTTCCTGAACCTTGATTATTTCGTCCAATAAACTATTAACTAAAAAATTATCCACTTGACGATTCGCCTTTTGCGAATCATACTCTTTGCCTTGTGCTTTAGATAATCTTTTCAAAGATACAATTACAGCCTTCACCTCCTCATTACTTAATCCTTTTTTATGTTTTAAAAAATCACTTATTGTTTTTACATTGCCATTATAAATATCCTCAATCGCTGTTTTTACATCTGTTATTTGAGCTTGCGTATTTGCAGGCTCGTCAACTAAACTAATTTCCCATAATCTAATTTCTTTAAGAGTTCTAATCCCTGTTTCTTCGTCTGTATCTGATTTTTTTGTAGTAAATCCGATTGACATATCCTTTAATACGCCCTGTTTCGCTAAAGAATAAAGCTCTTTTCCTGCCTGTACTTCGAGATTAATATGTCCTTCCACAAATAAACCCTTATCATTCTCCTCTAAAAATTCAGGCGGAAATCCGCCTATTAAAGCTAACCTATAATGTTGATGTAACATTCTAACTTGTCTCTGTGCTTTCCTGTGGTCTTTAATCGTTTTTGTAAAAGCCCCTTTTGAAATAATGTCATTAAATCTGTCAATGTTTCCGAAAGTAGAGGCATAGCCCTTGATAATTCCAATAGGCACTCCGTTTTTTTCCTGCTGTTTTGTTTCTGTTACATTAAATTCAAAACTTTTATGCTCCATTTCCTTTACGTCAATTTCATCTAAATCAAATCTGTCATCTTCCATTTCATTCTCCTTATTAGAAGTAGGCTCAAATAAAATAGGTTTAAAATTATTATCCTTTTATTTTTCCTCTTCTACTTCTTTTAACTCCATTTCATAAAACCAGTCTAACCCATAAAATCCTTGACCATTTAAATATCGAACCAAATACATATATCTTCCAACTCCTCTCTCTGATTCAGATATATAATAACTATCATCTTTGACATATTTAATATCAAGAATTTTAAGTCCTCCTGTCCATTCAACTTCTTGCCCTACTTTAAATTTAGGCTTTTTCTCTTGCGTGTCATCCATTATTGACTCTCCTCTAAATATTCAATACATAAAGCGTCAATCTATATGCCCCATAAATAACTGAAAACATTCCTAATATCATAATTAAAATCAAAATAACTGCTAAACTTAAATCTATAAAATCATCGTAGTTAGTTGGAATAATCATTATTTATTTTTCCTTCATAAAATAGAAATAAACATATTCATCCCATTGTAAAACATTAATTAATTTATAGCCTTGTTTACCATATTCATTTAATACCTTTTCTTCCTCTAATTCATCATCCATATTCGGGTCAACTGGTCTAAATGTAATTACTTTATACTCATATTTACTTGACATAATTCCTCCTTATTCTTATTTAGTCAAAAACACCCTTTCGCACCTGCAATTGATAGTGTTTTCAATTGACCCATTCGGGTCTTTCGGATACTGTAAAGCCTCTCCGCCTACAATAAAAGGGTCGTCCATGTTCTGAATCTGTCCGTCTGCAAAAACATGGGATATTCTTGTAACATCATCTAACATAGACACCCATATTTTTTTAACATTTAAATTTTCATGTTGCTTTAAAACTTGCGCCTCTGTTTGAGTAGAATATCCCGAAGCTGTTCCAACTTCTGTTTGAGCAATTGTCTCTGCTCTGTTTTTTGATTTTTTCAAGAACTTATCTCTTGTATTTTTAGCAACAACTGATTTGTCAAGTACAATCCCGTCTGCTGCTGCTTCTATCATTACATCGTTTAAATCCTGCACTAAATTCTTTTGTAATGTAGTTATGATTATATCCGACTGTGCCATTGAATGTCCTTTTACGAATACTGCCAATTGGCTATCTATCTTTTGTGCAATTTCTTCGGAGCTTAATTTCAAGCCTTTGCGGATATTGTTTTTAAATATCTTCGCAGTCCTACTATAATAATCTCTCAATAAAGCAATTATATCAGGTTTATAAGATGTCAAACTTAAAACCTGCCTTGTATCTATATATGTAGCCTGAAAGTCATTTGCCATTCTTGTAAAAATCCTTCGTATAGCCCTTGCAAATGATTCAATTATTTTCATTTGTATAGCCATTGATTTAGCCGCTATTTTTTGAGCCTCTTTCTTGCTGTTTGCTATTGACATTTATTTCCCTTACTTTTAACATTTTAATTAATGTGCTATATACAGAATCCCTCTCTTTTACGTCATGAAATATCCAACAAGTTCTATCATCTTTACCTTTTTCAAACATAATAAAATATTTATTTTCCATACTTTCCTTATCAATATTAAGGATATTATAAGTATTAACTATTCTTTGACAACCATATTTGATAAACATTTTATTTCTCCTGTGAAAGACTAAGTTTAAAATCGCCTAATATCAATCTTATAATATATGCAAAAGGTACAGCTAAAATCTTTCTAATAGAAAAACCCTTAGGTAATTCAACTTTAGTTCTTACTTTTATAGTACAATTTCCAAGACTTGCCATTTTAGCCTCCTATCAATCCTTCTTCTTCCGCCATTTCAATAATTTCTTCGTCTGTAAACCTTCTCGACCCGTCTGGATTGAGTATGTTCCGCATTATCATTGCGAACTTTGCCTTAGTCGGCTCTGGTTGTTTTATTAGTAATGGATTCGTTCCCATTGGAACTAAATTTGAGGGAACATAAATAACATTTCCACCCTCTACATCAGGTAAACCAAGTATATTTCTTATTTCATTTTTACTTGTTGCCTCTGTCTCTTTATAAGCCTTCGCCTTCTCTATCCTTCGAGGCTCTAAAGCTGAAATGTCAATCGTGTTGTAAAATATTCTAAGCTTGCCTATATCCATATTATATCGAGGCAGTAAAAATCTTGTTAGCTCCTCGTAAAATCTATTAGCCAGAGGCAATACTGCATTATCGTATAGAGCCAAAAGAGCAATTGCATAATTTGAATACGTCATTGCATCCATGCTGATTAGAGGTAATGGAATATCGTAATTATTGTAAACCACCGAAGTAATATCTTTTTTAAGATTCGCAAAATCCATGTCCTTATTGGTTTGAGACATTTCTTTAAAAGATATTTTCCCACCTTCTGCTACCAATATTCTACCTGCATTTTCAGAACCAGAGATTAATTCTTTTAGCTGTGCATCTAATTGTTTTCTCTGTACATCACTAAGAGGTTGTTCTGGATTCAAAATACCCGATAATCTTGCACCTCTAACTAAGGTTGATAAATTATGTGTATTAGATTTTCTCAACTGTTCAACCTCTGAAAAGATAGGCTCTAAAGGCGACAATCCCTTAAACTTATCCCCACTCGGATTAAACATTCTAATATGCCACAACTCCCTTCCGTCTGAATTGATATATCTCAAAAGCCCATTTACTTCTTTTGGTTTAAATACAACCTTATCCCCATTTTGTAAACTAACTTTATATGATTGAACATAACTACTATTGCCTTGTGAATCAATCGAAACATTTTGAGGTCTTATTGTAAACAATTCTAAAGGCGGTTTATTAACATTCCCGATAGCCATTAAATAAGTGTTTCCTGATATTAAATAATAGGAGCTTAACTCCTGAAATAATTCAAACCTCGTTATATCTGCATTAGGCTTTGACAGTAAATCATTAACTGGATTATTAGCTACAAATTTATTGTTACTTTTATCTTGCAATAAAGGAACAATTGAAGAAAACTCTTTGGACAGTAAATTAATAGCTTTATATACTGCGGAAACAGTAGTATAATAAAAAATAGTTTCTTTAACGCTTAAACTTTTTCTATTCTCGGAAAATCCACTAAGGGCTTGTTGGATAGTGCTTGCTATAGTTTCAACACTAGCTGATTTTATTTCATTGCCTCTACTAAATAATTTATTCCATACATTTTTAAAACTAAATTTCATAATGCCTCTAATAAACAGAAAATATAATTTCGTTTCCTAACATTAATTCAGTCAATGCCCAAACTAAAGCATCCATTCTATCTGGAGATTTTTCACCTGGAATCCAATTACACATTTGGTCTTCCAATTCAGCAAACACTCCAACATGATGCACTTTGCCTTGCTCATATAAAGCTGATATTGGCTCTGCTCTTGTTAATTTACCTTTACTAGCATGAATAGCTTTATAACTTATACTTTCTTCAATAGTTCTTAAAACAGATTCAACCATTTCACCGCCATTATTTATTTCTGCTATAATTCTACTTGCTTTTAATTCATTATAAAGTTTTATTGCTTGACTTCCCCAAACATCTGGTCTAGCTCTTAAAGACCTATCATTTAAAATATATCCATGACCATCTATGCCTAATCCTGCTCCAATTATTCCTGTTTCTGCTGAATCTTTTGTACTTGTAGCTTCTGGGTCTATAGCAATAACTATTCTTTTAAGGTCAGGAATTTCATTAACTCTATATTTATCAATAAGATTTAAATTCCATAAAGCACCTTGAACTTCTTCTAATATTTCACCTTTCAATTCTTGTCTACCTATTCTTGTATTTTCATATTTATCTTTTATTCTTGAAACAAAAACTTTTGGCAAATTTTCAATATTTTCATATGTATTTCCCCTAACAACCACTGTATTTTTTTCTTTAATTAATTTTTTTATAATTGGAATAGGTCTAGGAGTAGTAGTTACACATATTTTAGGGTCAAGACTTAATCTTAGCCCTAATTCTAAATTATCCCATGTTTCTTGAGGGTATTTAAATTTCGCAAGTTCATCCACCCACGCTGTATCATGTTGGGGCCCTCTTAATTGACTAGGCTCATCTCCTGAATAAATAATTGCAATCGCTTCATTTTTCTTACCTTTATTCCATGTTAAGCGTCTATTAGAAGGTACATATTCTGGAATTAAATCAGGAGAAGCTATATTTAAAATTGCAGAATCACCTACTTCTATCATAGTATCTCTTACATCTGCTTTTGTTTGTCCTATTAATGCTATTCTTTTATATCCTTCCCGAACTCTTTGTAATACCCATTCCGCTCCTGTTCTAGTTTTTCCCCATCCTCGTCCTGTTAATATTAACCATATTTCCCAATATTTTTCAGGAGGCAATTGTTCTTTACGAGCCCATAATTTCCAATCTGTCAAAAGTAAATTTGCTTCTTTATCTGATAAATCTTCAAAAGCACTAATTACTTTATCCTTGGGATATTTTTTTAAGGACTCTATCAAGCAACCTTTGTCTGGAATCTGATAACTTAATTGGTTCTCCATTTTTCCCTGTATGCTCCATTTTTTGAGTTGGCATTCCAAATATGTATGCTATATAAGGTTGTATATAAGCAAACTGTCCTGATTTTGCTGCTTCAAATATAGCCGATGCTATAATAACTTCTTTCATTGATGTCTTTGGGTCATCTATTATTTTTTTCAACTGATTTCTAGTCATTTTATATAATTCACTAAATGACTCAGTTAATTCATGTTTTTCAATTTCTCTTATTCTTTTAACTATAGCATTAACAGCAGCTTGTTTTTTTGAAGTTCCTTTAGGATTACCACTTTGACCAGGCTTCCATTTACGTTTAGGATTAGGATTTGACATTTTCTGCCCCTTTGTTGCTACTAGTAAAGAAATCTATCCAATTTTGCCTATTAGTATTAGTTTTAATATGGCAACTATTGCAAAGACTAATTAAATTTTTAATGCTACAATTTTTTTTATTGTAATCAATATGATGTACGCAAAGTTTACGATTTAACATATCTTCTTTTTTACCACATAACATACAATGTCTATTATTTAGTTTTCTTATTATCTCTTTTAAATTATAATTAAATTCACTAGGATATTTTTCTTTATTATCATATAAATCATTAGGATTTTTTAATTTTTCTATAACATATTGTCTTATATACTCTGGCATTTTGCCAATATTTATAACTGCATCTTTTCTTATTTGAACATTATCATTCATAGATAACGAATCCTATTTAAAATACAAGGAGATTTTAATTTTATTTTAATAAATCCACTTTTAATATTTCTCCCCAAACAAAAAAACCTTCTATTGATTTAATTTGACAAAAACCACCACATAATGTAAATAAAGCCATTAATTGAATTGCATTTAAAAATAAGCCTAAATCTATTGTAAATAATCCTGGTATTGCCATATTAATCCCCTTATAAAACCTCTGATATTTTATTAACAAGCTCTATAAATTTCACAACTTCGATATTTTCAATTATTTTCATTTCTATTAGTTTTGAGACTACTTTAAAAGCCTTTGCCATTTTGTCCTCTACAATATTAACTTGCGGATAAAAGGTAGGGTAAATCGTGTAATAATCATACCAATTCCAAGGATGCCAACAATTTTGCGAATCGTAATAACCTACTGCTGAATCTTTTGCAGTTAAAGTACAATTAAAATCATTCATTTTTGCCTCCTAATAATTTAAAATAAAAAAACCCTGAATCATACTGTAAAACTTCTACAATATAACTCAGGGTCTCTCCCTTTGAGTGTTTAGTAAACTTGACTTAACTCATATTAAAAAAATGCTTCTAAGTAAACTGAAGTTAATTATCCTTATCTAATTCTAAATCACTACAACTCATAGAAATATCTTTATGTGGATTAAAAACATCACTAAAATTTATGCTCATAACAGAAATATGAGTTTTAATTTCAAAAATTGGGAAACCTACATATGAATTAAAATATTCATCAGTGCCTATAAATTCAAATTTAGTTATATAATAAAACTTTTTATTTAATTCATCCAAAAAAGCCAACTTCTCTTTATTCTTAACCCTATCTTGACACTCTTTTAAAAACAGTTCGATTTCATTCATTTTTTACTCCGGATTACCCATGATATATCATTAATAAATCGAATTATATATCTAAATGAAAACAATGCTATTAAAATCAATAATAATGTTATTAAAATCAATAATTTTATATACAACTTATTAATACTCCAATAAAAAATAACATTAAAATAATATCCTTCCTATAACCTTTTTCTTTACTATAAAAACATACAATAGATAATCCTAATATTCCTATTAAACTAGAAATTGATTTTAACAAAATTACTATATCTTTTAGTATATCCATTTCAAGCCACCTTATAAATTCGTTTCAACAATAACCTATCTGATACAATCTCGCCTTCTTTTAAAATAAAAGTAATTTCTCCGTGCATTTGAGGTATTGGTATTATATTTAACTCTATCATCAAGGCTTTGATTTTTTCATATTTTTGTTTGTCTAAGTTTAGTTCACTCATTATAGAAAAAACACCCCTATCGCATTTGAGGTGCTTTTTTAGTTGAAATTTTTAATTTCATATAATAAGTATAATACATAAAACATATTTTGTCAATTAAAAAAATATTATTTTTGTTTAATTATTAGTTTTTTCTAATATATTTGTCAAGAAAATGTTCTACAAGTAAATTAACATGTTTTTTCATAGTAATATCACAATCAAGAATAATAGTTTTTTGAAATTTTTTACAATCACCATTCTTTTTAAGCATATATTTATATGGACGTATTATATTAAAATTTATATGTTTACATTTGCCTTTTCTACCACAAAAATGACAACTATTTCTATAAGATAATTTTGGATATTTTTTCATTTTTTATTTTTCTTTTTATTAAAATTTCATTCATAAAGCCAAAGAATATTAGTACCTTCCAATCTTATAGGTTTATTGAGTGCGTGAAAATTTACAAAATCTTTTAAAAAATTATCTTCTTTTTTTAACCTATTATATTCATTCATAGCCTCATCTAATGAATCGCCTTTTAAAAGTATTCTCAATCTACATTCTTTAAAAGTAGCATCTTTTCCCACTAATTCAATAATCCATAAATTTTTCATTTTTTACTCCTTTTTATTCAATTCTTTTTATACTAGATAAATCAACATCATAACCAATCTTTTCGAATTGTTTACATAAATCATTAGAATTTTTTAGCAGTGTTTCAGCAATTATTTTATATCTTTCATTATCTTTTTTCGCTTCAAAATAATAAACCTTACTACATCCATTCATAAAACTTAAAAATAATAATAATATTAGTAAAATCTTTAATTTCATTTTTTATTCTCCTTTAAATTCAATACCACTATTTTTATCTTTATTATATCCACACCCTTTATATTGACTAGGATTACTATTTCTAGTATAAAGTGGAAATATCGAACACATTCTAGGCTTAATATCTTGAATAGTACACATTGCTTTATTTTTAACAAATTTTAAATGTTTACACTCATAAATATATCGCTTAACTTTTTTATTATATTTTTTATATTTTAACATTGGATAGATTAAAAATATGTCTCGTGTATAATTACCCTTAATTTTGATACTATTAAACCATTCGTTATATTCTTCTTTTAATTGTTTAGGACTTTTATTAAATGTTAAATGTTGACAACATTTTCCACATCTTACGCATTTATTTTTAATTTCGTTTTTTGCTTTTTTCATTAT